CCCAAGCTGATCCATTGTATCCCTCAAAGGTAGCTACTGTAGAGTTAAATCTAAAATCACCAGTTGCAGGTGCAGCGTTTCTTTGTGCAGTTGTACCTACAGGCACTTTTACAGAACCTGTACTTGTTATATCTACACCATCTGTTGTTGTTACAAATTTTTCAGTATTGTCATGCCTTAATGAAACTGCTCCATTTTGAGTAAAGGTTGCCATCGTTTCATTTGCTGCTGCATTTTCTATTTGAACAACTGAAGAAAGTATAGCTAAACCACCAGTTCCTGTTTCTGCTATAACAGAATTACTACCATCATGATAAATACTTAAGTCAGGTACGGCTCCAAATACTGCTTTTGCATTATCTGGAAACTTTAAAGAGTTTGCTGATTTATCCCAAACGACATTATATTGAGCGCCAGTAAAAGTTGCATCACCATCAACATTAAGTTGTACTAAATTAGTTGTACTTATAACTGTATCGTTCCAGTTAGATCCATCATAAACTTTTAATTTATTATCTGTTGTATTGAAATATAAATCTCCAGCATTTAAAGCAGAACCATCATTATCCACTGAGGGATTAGATGATTTAGCACCTAAATAGGTATCATCAAAATTATCTGCTGCTAACTCAGCCGCAGTTTGAGCAGCTTGTGCTGCTGTTGCAGAAGTCGCTGCATTGGTGGCCTGGGTAGTAGCAGTTGATGCAGAAGTCGCTGCATTAGTTGCAGAAGTTCCAGCATTAGTTGCAGAAGTTGCAGCCGCAGTCGCTGAAGATGCAGCATTAGTTTCTGAAGTTGAGGCCGCAGATGCAGAATTTGCAGATGCAGTTGCACTATTAGCCGCAGCAGTTTGACTTGCAGAAGAATTGGTTTCAGATGTACTCGCATTGCTTTTAGAAGTTGATGCGGCACTTGCACTTGATGCAGCCGCAGTTGCGGAATTAGCCGCATTGGTTGCATTTGTGGAAACTGCTGATTCACTATTTGCAGCATTAGTTGCAGAAGTTGCAGCAGCACTTTGACTGGATGCAGCAGCAGTTGCACTATTAGATGAATTAGTAGCATTGGTTCCTGAAGTCGTTTCTGAAGATCCAGCAGCAGTTTCACTTGCAGCCGCAGCAGTCGCACTAGCAGCCGCAGCAGTTGCAGAATTAGCTGCAGCAGTTTGGCTGGTTGATGCATTACTCGCTGATGTTCCAGCAGCAGTTGCTTGAGAAGTTGCTTGAACAACTTGTGATGTAACCCCAGTATCAACATAATTTTTAGTTGCAGCATCTTGTGCTAAAGTTGGATTTGTAACATTCTTAATTTTCTTATTACCAGCAGTCCAATTAAAATCACTTATATCTTGTTGGATTGTATTTGCTGCTGTATCAATAGCCTCTTGCCCCATAAAGAAACCTTGCTTACTATCAGTATCAAGATCAGATTCTTTTAATACTGATCCAGCTACATAATCTGTAAGTCTTGTGCCTTGACTAGAAGTTCTAGTAAATTGGATTGCTGCACCATTTGCCGGTGCTGATCCAAGTGTAGCTACAGTATTTCCACTAGATAAAGTATATGAGGTACCTACACCATTTACAGTACATGCAAGGTGTGCGGCATCTATAAAATCAAATGTAATACTAAATGCGGTTGTGGATCCATCTCCAGTATATTGTACGAAGGAATTTGCCATTGGTTATTTTACGATCTCCATTGTGTTGATTTATTATCTAAACATGCACTTCTAGTAGATAATTAATTTATCTAAAGTGCTGCCTGGTGCGCCTGGTATGGTTTCTTCATCTACTCTTGATGTTCTACCTTCTTCCCTACCAGCTTTTTTAACTTTTTTAAGATCTTCAGCTAATTGAGGATATTGTTTTTTTGTATTTTTAAATGCTTTTTCTTTATATTTTTGATATTCCTTGACAATCTTTTCTTCTTTTTTACCTTTAAAAATTTCAGTACCTTTTCTTGATCTTTCAAATGATCTTGTATCTATAATATGCTTTAATTTTTCTTTTAATGTTTTACCATTAATAATTATAGTTCCCATATTTTCTCGCCAGTAATCTAATGCGGTTTGATCTTTACCTTTACTATTTTTTTGTATGTAACTAGCTAAATCAATTTGTTTACTTTTGATAAATTGTTTGGGTGGAGTTAAAGTCAAATGACCATCTCTTGCTAAAGTCATAATCGTAGCTTTCCACCATTCAAGTTTAACTTCTGATTTTCTACCTATCAATAATGGCCCCTGTATAAAACTACTTATACCACTATCGTTTGTATATATAGTTGTACCAGCTCGTATTACTGGTTCACCAAAAATATCTCTTTTAGGTTCTAACATATCTCCTAACCCATAACTTTCCATAATCCTATCAGTTATAGATCTAAAATCTTTAGCCTCTAAAGCAAAGTTTTTGCGGAATGTATTGTAAGGTGTAAAGTTAGATATTTGTTTACCTAAAAATAACTCTACTGCATTTTCATTAGGATCTTCTAACAACTGCATAAAATCACCTACACCTTTAGTGTATGATTTATCACCTATATTTTTCATTATAGATACCATAATGTTTCCAGCCATTTCTCCACTAAAAGTATCTAATTGTGGGTTAAATCTTTTTGTTTCTTTATAATCAGCTACTAAACCCCAATGGAAAAATCTAGGATCCATTCTGTTATATTGTTTGTAGTACCAAGTATCTACTTCTTGCATATCAGGGTTTTCTTCAGTTCCTTTATTTACTGATTTTTTACCTTTAACTAACATTGAATATTCTTGCCATCCAAATGTTTTCCATAGTTTTCTAGTTCTATAATCTTTTGGGCCTCTACCTGTCATTTTAGGTAACTCAATAGATTTACCATCAGGTAGATCAATTTCTACAGTTTGCTCCATATAATCGGCTGCGGTTATAACCATAGCAGTTCCAATTAGTTGCCTACCTATTACATCAGCTTTTCCTTGCGGCCCTGAGTTATATAATTCATCCATTCTTTTAGAATACCTACCTATAAAAGGTGTATATTCAACTGCTTGTCGCCATAGGTTAGTTGGGGTTCTCATAAAAGGTATTAAAAATCTAAATCCTGGCGCACCATTCAAAAATGTTTCTATATTTTCTCCCATGCTTTTAGATTCTTTAGAAAATAATCTACCTATCACAGGTAATTTATACATTACTCTTGCATCATTACCTTTTAATTCCTTTTGAAAAGTGTTTTCTCTAGATATTTCCAGTGATTCTTTATAAAGATTTTTAAATTTTCCTTTTTCAGTATTTGCTTTACCATTAGAATCAAATGCATCATCTAATATATCTTGTATAAATTTTTTACCTTTATCAGTTGTTATATCTATATTTCTCATTAATGCTAAATTAACTGCATTAGAATAAACTGAACCTCTATAATTTAATTGTTTAAAAAATTCATCTCCTGTTACTAATAACCTACTAGGTAGTTGAGTAAAGTGGCCGAACCAATCAGCTACAGTACCAGCCATGCCATCTAACTCTAGCGCTTTAGCACTTATAGGTGCTACTGATGGATTTGATCCTTGTTCTAAATAATCTTGTGTTTGTATTTTAGTATCTAAAACTGGATTACCATTTGATAGTGATTTTATAATTGCAGTCCACATGCCTTTTGAATTATTTATCATTCCAGCATATTGCGAAAACCCTAATCTCATAGCTCGAAAATAATCTTTAGATTCTTTCCTTGCCTCTTTATTTGCAAAACCTTTTACACCGCTATACAGGCCAGTGACACCCCCACCTATAATTCTAGCTGCTGGTTGCCCTATTGCTTGATATACATTACATAATGCGTTTACTCCCTGTGTCCAATAAGAAGATAATAATGAATTTATATATATTGATTGAGCAGCTTTTAACCATTTACCACGACTTAATATTTTAGGTATTTCATCAATGTTTTCTGATTCAGCTATTTTTTTTGCCATAGCTCTAAGATCGCCATCTAAATTTTCAATATCAATATCTATTTGATCTGTATTAATTTTTGTATTACCTTTTGATACTTCTATATTTCCAACCTGCGTAGTTCGTGCAGCAGCTTTTATTTGAAATTTTAAATGAGTAACTACATACTTATAAGTATTTATAAGTTGATTGTAGTCTTTTGATATATTTTCAAAAGCAGTTCCTGAATCAATGTCTTTACTAATAAAATCTCTATTGTATATAACAGATAAGTTATCTATTTGCCTAGCTAATGTATCTACTATTTCTCTAGTTACTACTATTTTTACAGGTAAATCTTTAACTTCATCAGTAGTTTTCTTTAAACTATTAATAACATCTTCAGGTGCCTCTGCTAATTTTTTAGCTAATCTTTTAGTTTCATCATTTGTTAAAATACCATCTCTTATAACTTCTAATTCTTCAGGGCTAAATAAATCTTTTATATCTTCGATTGCTCTTATTATTTGTTTACCATCTTTAAAACCTTTTTCATTAAATAAACCTTGAATAATAGTTGTTATATTTTTATTAGATGTATTTTTATCTATTTTAAGATTAGCAGCAGCATCACTATTTATAACATCATTTCCATCAGCTATTACTCTTCTTGATTTTTTACTTCTTTTACCACTGTTAATTTCATTAACTACTTTAGATTCTTCTGCTATAATTTTTTCTTTTTCTTCTACTGTTTTAGCTGCTCTTGCTTTTTTCATAGCCCTAATACCCATAAAGACTTCTAATGGCCCACCGATTATCATACCTTCAAGTGTCATTTTTAATCTTCGTTCCATTCTTGATTCCTCTTCACTTCCTATATCAGCAGCTAAATATTGTGTTACTCTATTATTTAAAACTGGTGAATCAAACTCAATTAACATATTGGATAAATTACCTTCATTAGGATCAAAAACAGTAAAATCAGATACTGCTCCAGCTCCCATACCTCTAGCTCCATCTTTTATTAATGTACCCCCTAGCCCAGCTCCTTTAAGAAATTTATTAGGGCCTACAAACCCTGTAATAAATTGAGATACTCCGGCACTCATTTCTCCGATTGCGGTTTGAGGTTTATAGAATTGCGGTAAAGTTCTTTTTTCTATTCTTTTTAAATCTTCTTCAGTCATATCACTACCTAAATATAGTTCTTCAATAAGATCTATTGTATTTTCAGCAGCTAATACAGGGCCTTCAAAAATAAAAGAACCGCTTATGTCATATAAATAATCACCATATGTTAGATCACCAGGTTTTACTTCATTTACCAAACCATTTTGTTTTGGTGTAATAGATTCTTTTCCATCATCTTCTATATTGTTATTTAATTCATCAAGTGACATTACCATTATTTTCTATCCGGAAAGTTAATTGTTTTCCATTCTTTATACTCTTTTTGTAGTAATTCTAGTTCTTTAATAGTAAATGTATAATCATCCATCAAACCAGTTTTAGAAGAAGTTCCATAGCCTCTCTGTCTTAATAATTGTGCAACTACAGGATCTTTTAATTCACTAGCTTTAACTACATCATTATCATTTCTAATTTGATTTTTATTTTCATCATATACTAATTGCTGATAATCTTTAGATAAGATAGATAATCTTCCTAAAACATTAAATTTACTATTTCTTGTGTAATTTTGTATTTCATTAACTTCAGAATATAAATATTTATTTTTTAAATCTTCAGCATATATTCTAGCATTTAATAACACCTCATCTGCTGGTGCGCCTTGATTTGTTCTCAAATAATTTACCCATCTAGAGTTCCATTCAATCATCATGAGTGCATGTTTATTTCTACCTTCTTGCAATTCAGCATCATTCATATCACTATTAAAAAATGCAGTTTGTACTGCTTTTAATTGATCCTCAACAAAACTATCTACATAAGCACCTCTTGCTATCTCAGTTATTCTGTTATCGTGATCAATTTTTTCACCTCTAAGTTTTTCAATATCATTTTCCCATTTTTCAATATCTTTACCGGATAATAATCTAGAACCATTAGGTCTTTTAAAGTTTTTTATTTTTTCCATAACATCAATAGCTAAATCATAATCTGAATTAATATCGTTTTTATTAGCAATTTCTGCTACAACATTTTTAGCAGCTTGTACTACAGTTGAATTAAAATCTGTTTTACTAACAAACCTAAATGCATCTGTTTGTAAATTTAATTCATTTACAAATGGTTCAAATTTATCTAAATCGTTAGCATTATTTTTTAATGAGCTTTCAACTATAAGTTGTAAATTTAATTTACCTTTTTCTTTTAACCTAGTTGCATTAGCACTTGCATATTTACTGCTTAATTGTTGAGAAGACATAGCAACAAATGGATCAAAACCTTTATGGTAATGAGTAGAATATTCTCCCATTTGGCCCATGTAATCTTTATCATATTGTTCTGACCACTGCATATACTGTTGGCCATCTACATCATCATTATCACTGTTAGTCATATCAGCAAACCAAGTTTCAAATGCTATTCTTTTTTTAGTATTGTATTCAATACCAGCAGTTTTACCTTTTATGTTATCGTAGGCTGCAATATAAAAATCTGATTTAGTTGCATCTATTTCTCCACTATCTACTGCTGATTGATATGATTTAAAATTATCTATTCTTGCAGCTTTTTCAGCCTCAACTTTAACTTCTTTATCTAATTCAGAACCAACATATTCACCATACTGTTGTAAGTTTTTATTTAAACTTCCTAATGCTGATACTAATTGTTTACTACCGGTATCTTGACCAGCAATACCTACTCCAAAAAATCCTTTTTGAAATGCCATTAATAATTACCTCGCAATGCTCTTTGTGCTTGGGCGCTCATCCCATATTGTTTGTTAATACTACTTTCATTTGGTGTCATATTTAAATCACTTGTAGATGATTTACCATACTTACCTGATACTAGATTAGAATAACTACCAACTGCTGATGAACCTATACCAATTAGTAGACCAGCTTTGCTAGGTTCAAATACATCCGGTAATTTACTATAAGATCTTCTCATAGCTGAGTAAGCATCATCTTGGCCAAAGATATTAGATATATTTGCATCTTCTTGTTTATCACTTAACATGCTAAATGTTGGCGCATAATCAAAACCTATATCTCTAAGTATTGCCTCGACATTTGCATTACCACTTTCTAATCCTTTTAATAATCCTTTATCTTGCTTTTTAAGTAATTCTAATTCTTTACCTTCTTTTGTTTTTGCTGCATCTCTTAATTCATTTCCTTTAATTCTATCCAGTTCGTTTAGATCAGATAAGTATGCCCTATTAGCAGATTTTCTAGCCTCTTTGTTTTTAAGTTCTTGTGCTGCTGCTTGATCTTTTTGTGCCTGGTATTGTTGTTGCTGCTGCATAACACTTAAACCAAATGATGCTATTGCTATAGTTGTAGGTTCACACATCTTGTTCTTTTGACCTCATGATTAAAATAAATGGTTTGTTATATTTGCCTATGTTTTTTGTTGCTAGTGGTTTGAATCCACATAACTGCAACCACTTTAATGATTGCCAATTCTTTTCATAGACAAAGTTATAAATGTGATCATAATTTTTATGTAGTTTTTTAATCCATTCAACTGAATCTTTAAAGAATGATATTGGAAATCTTTGTAATTTAGATGATGCTAATAACCATACAACACCATAACCCTCTAATTCAGGATCTGCATTAACTCCAAACATTCCATAGATCGTTCCATTTGGACTAACTATAGAATAGTTATCTGCATCTTTTTGTGAAAAACAACTTAGTAATGCATCTATCGGTGTATCATCATGTGAATATTTGATCTCTAATTTATCTATTGGTTTTAAATCTTTTGCTAAACTGACTGCATCTGTTATTTCTGCTTGTCTTACTGTATACAAACTATGCACGATTAGATCTCCTATAATAAAATCCTTCCATCTCAGCAGATACAATGTTTGCTGGTAAATAAGAAGATGATTTGATAGTGATTGTATGTTGTGTATTTTGTGCCTGAACAGGAATCCTAAATGTTCCAGTATCTAATACCGGTCTATCTATTAAAGATGTTGAGCTATCAATAATGTAACCATTAAATGAATAACTTTTTGCAGTTCTATTATCATGATCTACAACTACTTGGAAAAATCCAGTATCTGCATAATCAAAACTCATAGTCCTTACTTGTAATCTTCCTGAAGTTATAGCGGATAAGCCGCCAGTTTTTCCAGGTTCTCTTAAATATTGAGTAGATAAAGTGTAAAGACTTGTAAATTCAAATCCAAAATATGCACTAGCTATATTACCTTGAAGAGTAACTGTAGTTCCGGATTGTGAATTAATACTGACATCAGATCCTGAAGTAGCATTGACACATTGTAATCCAGTTTTAACTGTATATGGTGTAGTGAATGTTGATAGTCCTGTACCAGCATCATATGATCCATTAAGTTTAACTCTTTGATCTAAATAGATATTCATATCTAATGCAGAATCTTCTAAGTTTCTTAGATCTATTTTATATAAATTTGCTTGTTGTCTTTCATTAGCAACAATGTAGACATTAGATTCATTTGAAAATGCACCTATGATCTGAACATTAGGAAACTCCCAGTATGACCAGGCCGACTGTACTTTTTCATTACCATTCCAAAAGTATTTATAAATATAAACTCTATTAGAAAGTGTTGGATTTACATTTGATCCAGCACTGTATGGTGCATTGTTTGAATCAGCACCATCATCTACTAATGCTAGTAATGTATTTTCAATAGTATTACTAATAACTGAATAGCAATTACTACTAATCAAACTTGGTACTCCAACAGTCACATCTATACTATCGTAGTTTGTAGTGTCCGGCTGAACATAATATTCTCTTAAAGAAATTTTATCTCCCCTGGACTGTGCAAAGTATAAATAATTACCAGCACCTACTGGTGTAACAGATGTTTTATTTTCAAATCTTGTTGTTAATGTAATAGCAGCATCTGCTGGTGATAATGAATTATTACCACTATCAACTTTAAATTGTGCTAGATCACTAAATAATATTAATTCTTCATTAAATGGTATTGCATGTTTTAATACTGATACTTCATTTGATGTAGCTGCAAGATCAATAGAATCTGTATCTAAGATTGCTGCAACAGTTTGACTAAAGAAATTAAAATAACCACCGGCCTCACTCATAATTATATTTTCATCAGCTAATAGACATAATCTATTTTTATGAAAAGTAACATTATTAATATTAAATCCTATAAATGAAGGTTCCGGATTTGTATTATTATCTCCGCAGATCCTTAGATCCCAGGAACATTCTTCAAATGTAAATGTATTATTAGTTTGCCTTACTAATTTATGCGGCATTGTAGCTGGATCTATTGTTGTTTTAATACCAGGTGCCGCACATTCTAACCATGTTCCAGTTCCTTGGTATTTAACATAATAATCAGTTGTTACTTGACCTTCATCACCTGTAATTTTAACTATAGATCCTATAGGTGCATTATAAGGTAGATCAGTAAAATCATTTATAGAATCTCTAACTGCATACATTGCGCTATCACCAGCACCATCAGAAGTAGTTATTGTAAAGTTAGCATTGTTATCTGTAGGTTTAATACTAATGACTGAATTATATTGTGTAATTGTAAAGTGATTAGAGATCGTTGCATTTGTAAGAGCAGTTCCGGAATGGGTGCCTGGACTTCCACCAGCTCCTGTTCTTAATACTGTTGCAATTTTTGCAGTATCTCTTAGAAATCCCTGTGTTGCCACATCATCCCCATTAGGCATAGCAAATGTTGAAGTGACTGAATTTCCACTATTCATATTTGGATGAGTTAATGTAATGCTATAAGTTCTTCCATAGTTAGATTGTTTTACATAAACTAATGCCTCTTCAACTTTGGCCGCAGTTGTAGTTGAAGTCATAGCTGGAGTTTTAGATGTATTTAAAACAAATGTAGTATCTGCTACTGAAACAAATTTGAAATCATTTTTAGGATTTGTAGATGTTAAATAACTTTGACCACTATTTACAGTTACAGTTTTTTCAGTACCACCAAAATCGAAAACTTTTATACCGCCATTATATGCAGTTAAAAAGAATTTGTTTGTATCATCTCTGATGTAAGGGTGGATTGCAGTGTTAGTAGAATATACTTGTGAAGATAGAAGATTTCCTATCCATTCTAAAGGCGGTCTTTTTTGTAGGCCTTTAACTATTGATGATTGAGCATTGACTTGTGCCTCTGCTTGATTGAGGTTTCTTTGTGTTGGATTCTGTTCTGAGATTCCATTTATTAAATTAGGAATTGATGAAGAGATTACTGACATTAATAATTCCTTCTAGTTGCATTTCTAAATATAATTCTGTTTGGAGTTCCACTACTTAATATATTTTGTTTCTCATTACTAGCATCTAACTGTTCGCAGTTTATTAATGCCTCACTTTCATCTTGTGCGGTAAAACCAGCAAGTTCTTTAGATCCTAGATATCTAGCCTGGAATCTTCTTCCAGCAGTAGTGGTAATATATCTTCTTGCAAATTGTGGTAACTCTTCAAATGGTAGAAGAATAATCATGTCCACTGTTTGTGATCCTGAGAATGTAAAAGTTCTATTTTCTTTATCGTATAAAAATCCATTTCTAATAATTACTTTACTTGTATTATCACCAGTCCTAGTTGTTAGCCATACACAATTTGTAGGTACTGGTACTTTAGAATCTGAATCTAATGGTAATGGGTAAGATTCTTCAGTATTAAAATTCCAACCTTTAGACTGTATATCGACTGCTGATTCATCTAAGATCTGTTTTGCAATAGATACATCACTACCTATATTTTCTGTAATAGATGAAACTGGTGCCTCACCAATAATAGATAGCATTGTATTAATTGCTTGTAATTCAGAAGTAAGTGTAATTTGTGTTGTCATAGATTTCCTTAAAGTTAAAAGTGATAGTAGCCAGGGAGTAACTACTGACTACTATCGGGGTTAGAGGTGATTAAGCCTCTTTAATGCCTACTGCACTTTCCGGTCTTAATACACCATGCCCCATAGCATATTTAGCAACCATTAAAGTACCTTGTCTGCGAATATCGTAATCAGATTCAACTGCTAGATCCATAAGTTTTACAGTTCCAACTGCTGAAGGATGTGATACTAAACAAACATAGTTTGATAGATTAACCGCTTGTGGGTTAGATCCACCTTGTGTAGCTGATCCTTGATCCACACCACTGTTTACATTAGATGCAACAAAGTGAGGTGTAGGTATAAGTGTAATACCAGCGATACTCATTACTTTACCGCTATCTATTCCACCATTACCTTGTGTGAAATCTACATTAACCGCATTAGTTCCATTAGCTAGTTTGTAGTACTCTTCCAACCTGATAAAAGCAACTCGGCCTTCTTTAGGTACATAATGAGAATCTAATGCACTAGCTGCATTGAACAATTCATCAATCATTGCATTAGCAGCAGTTGCCGCAGTTGCAGATGCGATTGAAGTGTTGGTTAAAGTTGTACCACCATCAAGTCCAGTTGCATTAGCGGATCCTAATGATGCTTGACCGATTGTTTGTAGTACATGTTTATCTTTTTGAAAAGCCAAGGCTCTACCGATCTCAGTAGAATAAGATGATCTAACATCCCAATGATTCTTAGCCTCTTCCAGCGATGATAAAAATGCGCTTGAAATTAATAGATCGTTAATAGTAATAACTTTCTCATTGTGATTTACATCTGTTCCATTGATCTCTGCACCAGGCGTGTGGTATGCAGCAGTTGTTCTACCCATTACTGGGAAAGTTGCTGATTTACCTGATGATATAGATCTGACCATTTCCTGGCCTTCAGTTACACTAGCTTGCTCGAAAGCAGTGATAGTTTCTCCAGCGAATACTTTAAGGAATAAAGCATCTTCGGATCCACTAGCATTAACTCGACCAATACTAGCTGGGTTTGCGTTTGCCATTGTTTTTATCTCCTAAATAAAATGGTTAAAATTAATCAACCGACTTTATCTAAAAATATTTCAGCAAGATTACCTTCCGCAGAAGATCAAGTTATTTCTTTTTAGTTTAATGTCCGGTCTTACTACTTCCAATAAGTTGGAATGTAATAATTAGAATACATCTGATCTTTCGATCTTAGCCTGTACTTCCTGTCTAAATGCTGGATCCTTGGCATATCTTGGATCTGACATTGCAGCAGTTACCTGTGCTACTGATGTAAACTGTTCTTGTGATAATGCTGGTTTACCTCTAACTAGATTAGGTTCAGCATCAGTACCCATTCTAGCTTTCAATCCTTGAACCGCCATTTTAGTTGCATCAAGATCTCTTCCACTAACAACTCTGTTGTAAGCAGAAATTTCTTCTTGACTAAGATTCTCTTTAGCCCAAGAAATCATATCATTATAACCATCTCTACCACCGGCTATATCTTTAACTTCAGTTTCTATTTGAAGTGCTACTGCTCGTTGGCCATCAATATAATTATTAACTATATCTTTTGATATGCCTTGCGATTCTAATTTTGCTAATGAATCTTCTCCCAATTCTCCATTATCAGCAAATTCCTGTTCAAGTTGTGCCATATCTAATCCAGCAGCCTCAACTGCTTTTTCAGCAGTTTCTTGAATTTCTAAACCTTTATCTTCTTTAGGTTCTTCTTTGGCCTGACCAACTTTAGATTCTAATTCTTTATATGCTTTTTCTAAGTCTGCTTGTGTTTCAAATTTACCTAAGATCTTTTCACCAGCCTCGACTTGCTGATCTTCAGCTACTACTTCTTCAGTAGTTGTTTCAGCAGTAGTTTCCTGTGTTGCTGGATCTATTGGTTCTTCTTTATTTATTACGACTTGCTCTACCATTTACTATTGCTCTCCCATCATACCTTGCATACCTTGTGCTAATGCATTTGGATCTACTGATCCATCTTTAATTCCTTCCATCATTCCTGATGCTACTGCTGGTGTTGCAGATTGTGCCATGCCTTGGGCCATTTCAGCTTGTTGTGCTTGTTGATTTTGTGCATCAATAGTTTCTTGATCTATTAATAACCCTTCTGTATCTATTCCATGTGATGTAGCTATTCTCATAATCAAATCATTAATGTTTAACATTTGTGTAGCCTGTGGATTTATTTGTGCTAATGCACCTACATCTTCTAAAAATGATCTAAGTTTTGCTAAATCATTTCCTCGGCCAAGCGCTGCTACACCAGTTATAATTACTGGACTAATACTACCTTTAGGTAACTTAGGAATAGATCCATTAGATCCTAATCTTTTCATCATTAAATTTACTAAAGGTACTTGAAATTCTTGTGACAATAATGAATATAAACCACCTAGTGATGATTCTAATTCATTAGCTAATTTTCTTATTTCTTCTGCGGTTACTCGTTCAGCATCTCTTATAACACCTGATTGTAATAAAAATGCAAATGCTAATCTTTCAGTTAAAGTATTAATAACTCTTTCTACAACTTGTAAATCATATTGTTTATCAGCTTGAAGAGTTGTTACATCATCTCTATGACCAGTAATAATATCTCCATTGCTAGATTCTACTAGATCTCGTTTCTTAGTAACTGCATTGGGTTTAACCATAAATACGACTTTAGCTGATGCTGCTGATGATTCTAATAGCGACTGTGATAAACCTTCTAATGATTTAAGATCGCCTAGAAATTCCTCTACATAAGATCTTCCATAATCTTCAGTATCAACCCTAACCATTCTTAATGCCATGAATGGTAAATCTTCTTCTTTGTATTTTCCAATACTAGAAGGAATAATAATATCATTGCAACATTGATAGACATGAAACTTCCCATCAAGTTCTTTGCAGATACTGGTATATAAATCTAAATCTGAATCTTTCTCACCATCTAATTGACATTGCTCTCTAATCTCAGGATCCAATGACATAGGTGATATTGATTCTTTAATAATAATTTTAAGTAAATTACCATCCGCATCTCTTTCTACACAATACTGAGTAATGTTATAGATTTTCATTTTATTATTTTTAGGTAATGATACTAAAACATTACCGGTAACTATAAGATGTTTAAGGGCCTCAAATAAAGATACTCTTAAAGCGGTTTCTTCTATAAACCGCATAACTTCTCTTTCTATTTTAGCTAATGATCTTTCTACTTCAGTTTGTAGTTCTTCATTTTCTTCTAATTCTTGTTTAATTTTATTATTAGTAGTTAATCTAAAGAATGGTTCATTAGGTGGCAGCAGTAGTAATAACAATTTACTAGCTAAATTATTTACACCTCTAGCACCAACACTTTGATAAGGTGTGTAAAGATCAGATGAGTTAGAAAATCCTTCAGGCGGTAACAATGAAGATATTGTTAATTCTGAACATTCTCTACCACGATCAACAAACTGATCTTTTTTAGTTTCTAGTTTTGAATATAATTTTTTTATATTTTCTGCTGCCATTTAATGTCCTTTAGTTAGGTATATTTAAATCTGATGTTCCAGTCATAGTAATATCAGATCTCAATGATTTTTTACCAGTTCGTTTAGCTTTCTTTTTCTTTAGTGCTTTATCGCTATCTGATTCAATAGCTAAATCTAGTTCCGGTATCTGTTCAGATACTGCTGCAACTGTTGGAACCGGTTGTGGTGGCGGTGGCGGTGGCGGTGCTGGTCTGCTTGATCTACACATTTATATTCATACCTCGTTATCGTTTAGTTTTTGTTTTAAAAAATCAATGACTGATCGTTGTCCTGATCGGTACATTACCTCACTAAGACTTTCACTTGGTTGTGGTGTCCTAGTAGGATATGTTTTATCTAAATATTTAATTAGATCCTCTGTACTATTAGGTAGATCTGTTTCCTTTTTAGTTAAAATACTCATGATTTATTATCTAAACATGCACTTCTAGCATGATCTTCTTCTTCAGCTATTAAAAATTCTAAATACCATTTAGCTTTATTAAGGCACTCTGTAGGATCTGCATGTTTCTTTTCGTATCTCCATATGTATTTTTGTATAGATCCTTTAAGATACCCACAGAATTTTTCATGACACATTGATGCTTTAATTGCATATATACATTCAATGTCACCTGTATTGTAATGTGATGGATTAATTGGATCCTGGTTTCCAGGCTCTAATTTTTTTACTCTCGAAGTCATAATCTCTCCACTGTAATATGTAACTTATTCTTGCTTGTGTAATTGCATCTTGTTCTGTGTAACCGGCCTTAGTATAGGAGTTCAATATAATATCCCAATATGGATTTATTGTTTTAGAACCTTCTGCTGGTTGTAATAATTTTATAGCAGTTTTAGGCCCAATTCCCTTACACCCAGGATAATTATCAGTAGAATCTCCAGTTAGTATTTGTATTGCATGATTATAAATGGCCTGTGGTTTAGTTATCTTATAGATATTGGATCCATCAGGTGATAGTTTTCCTGGTATAGTTTTTAAATCTTTATCTAATGACACTACAATACTATTCTTATATTCAGGATTAGTAGAATATATACCTAATAAATCATCAGCCTCTAACCTAGGTTCTACTATTGCATTGTGTTCTGATTTCAACCATTTAAACATTTGATATAAACAAACAGGTTTTCTTTTGCCTATTCTATTACCTTTATAATCTTCTGATAATGTTTTTCTAAAGTTTTGTTCACGATCACTAAGAAATATTAATGTATCTGATAAATATAAATTCTCTTTTAATGTTAATAAATAATCTTCAAACATAGCTTTTGCAGTTTTAAAATCACTATGTAGTGTCCATTGATCTCCACCCCAGTGTACTGGTTCTTCTATCTGACTTGCAATTTGATAGGCGATAATATCTCCATCTATTAATAATTTACTTTTTGCCATTTTGTATTTCCTTTAATTGTTTTACTGTGTAATTTGCTAACCTTAATAGCTCATAAGGGTGTGCATTGTTTTTTAAAATGTTTGCTTTTGTGCATATCCATTGGACATTACCTTCTAGATATCCTAGATCAGAATCTTTGCGATCTAAACTTGCTGAATTAGATTTGTCTGTATTACAGAAAGTCATTTCACAATTAAATATTGGACATAATGAATCATCAGGAAATATAAATTTCAAATAATCTACAGATAAATTAAATTCAATTCCTTTTTTTAATGCTCTTTTTAGTGCTGCTCTTCTAGCCTCTCTTATATTTAAATGGAACCAAGCATCCGGAGTACACCATTTTTCTTTTGGATTATTTTTATTACGAACAATGCCAACAAAAAATAATCCCTTATACTTATATCCTTTTTTTAAGATTCTTCCTGATAATGGTAGTGTTATAAAACTTCTACCTATATTCTTAATGGATCTCTTTCCAATTTTTTCCAATGCGACTATCTCCGGTTAATTGTACTCTCAGTCCTATACGATCTGTTATATCCTCTATGGCCTGGATAACTATTTTCTTTGCTTGTTCTGCTATATCTTCTTTAACTTCTAGTATTACTTCATCATGAATCCATCCAACAAGTTTTATATCATCAGATAAATATTGTCTTAAATTATCTATCCAATATTTAGATACGATTGCACCGCTTGATTGTAATAAACAGTTTAATGCTGCATGTGTAGACCTAACAAATACTCTTCTACCATCCAATGCTTTAATATCACCATTAGTTTCTGCTGCTGATTGAACATCTTTAATTAGCATATTTAATGCTGGTATCTTTTTTAAAAACATATCTCTTAATTGCTTACCTTCTGCTGGTGTCTTACCCATAGTTTCACCAATTCTTTTAGCACCACCACCATATAGAAATGTATAAATAAATTTCTTTGCTAGTGGTCTTTGGTTTGCTTTAAGTTCTAATGCTTGTAATGTCCTGGTGTGGATATCTCCATTAATAACATCATTAGCATACTCCCCATCATCATATGGATGCATGTAGTGTCCTAACATTCTGAGTTCAAGTTGTGACATATCGGCACCAACTAAAAGACAACCTTCTTTTGCTTTAAAAAGTTCTCTGCATTTATCACCATACTCTGCATGAACACCTACAACTTGTGCCAGGTTTGGGTTGGCATGTGTTGCACGACCTGTCACCGCACCATTTGTATTGATCGTACTGTAGATCCTTCCTTTGTTTTCTAATTTTAACCAAGCATTATTTCCTTCTGCTAGTTGGCCTAGTCTTTTTTGAATCATAAACATCCTAGCTAGAAACTTAGCCTCACTCCATTCTAATCCAGCTAAAATACTATCATCTACTTTGGCCCTACCATCAGGTGTAAATTCTGTAGGTACCCATCCTCGTTGTGCTTTTAATCTCATTGCTATGTGATCTCTAGAATTAGGATTGAAATCTACAGTTTTTCTTTTTATAAATAGTTGGCCTTTAACATAACCTCTAGATTTATTATTTACTTTAGGTAAAAATTCCTCTGTTTCTTCCCAGGGTGGAAAATACTCTGATAACTGTTTTTCTAATTTGGATCGTTCATCAGATAATTCACTATAAAGTTCTCTACCTTTAGCAGTATTAAATTCAATTCCACTTGTCATCATACTGACACAGGCATCTTGTACTTTGTGTTCAAGATCTAATGCCTCTTTAGAATAATTTTTTTCTAAAATCTTTTTATATAAAACATGAGTAACTTCTACATCCAAGATGCAATACTCTAACATTTCTTGTGTAAAGACATCCCATTTATCAGGCGGTGTACCTTTATTTAATTTTAATCTATGGCCCCAGGCCTCTAAACTTTGGCGACCTACTAATTTTTGTGGATATCCTGTATGGACATTTTTATAATCATATTCTTTAATATGCGACCATATTAATCTTGCAGAAATTAATGTATCAAATAATTCAGCCTGTGATTTTATGTTTGTTATTTTTTCTATAACTTTACAATCGAAGGCCATAACATTGTGGCCTATTATAAGTTCTGCTTTTTGATAAAGATTCAAACACTCATCAAGATCAGTATAGATTTTATTAGTTTCTATATCCTTCATAACTATGCAATGAATCTTTGTAACTTTATCTAATAAATTATCGCACTCTAAATCTAATATATATTTCATTACTCCCTCAATGTGTATTTTTTATTTCAAAGAAAATATCAACATCATCTCTATCTTCATATATAGTCCATAATCTTAATGATACTTCTTCCATTTCTGTTTCATCTCTAACTGATATTGTTACCATTGTTTTTCCATGTATTTCAATTTGTGTCATTGCGCCTCTGCATAAATATCTAATGTAATCTTCTTCTGTTTTAAATTCTTTATCATAATTCATTAAATAGCTCGGTTAATCTACCGGTGGTACTGTTGTATTTTAATTGACAAGCCACTCCAGTTTCTCCGCTAAACCTATTCTTTAATACTCTTACTGTTGTTTGATTATTTTTATCTGTTGATTGTTGATTTCGTTCCAGGCCTATAACCATATCTGATAACTGTGCGATACCGGCTGATCCTCTAAGTTGTGATAGAGATGTTGATGCACCTTCTTCATGACCTCGTTCATTAGCTGGTCTTTTTAAATGACTAACTAAAATCAAACCAGCACCTGTTTCTTCAACTAAAGATCTCAATCCAGTCATTGCATTATCTATTGATCTTCTTTCATCACCTTCTTTTAAACCTGATACTACGATTGAGATATGATCTAATACAATATATTCACATCCCATTGCTTTGATTAAGTATCTAACTTTAGAAATTAAATTATTATATTCCAGAGATCCAAAGTGATTATAAAAAAGTACATTGTTATTTTTAAATAATTTTTCAAATGATTTTGTTACCTTTTGTTTATCAATTTTTTCAGCAATATGTAATGGTGTGTTCATATCCAGGCTGACTAAACCTTCCGCAGTCTTTCTTAAATTTTCTTCAAGTGCAATATAACCTATCTTCTTATTCTCTTTTATTAAGTGGTATGCTAACTCTCTGCAAAATTGAGATTTACCTATTCCGGTTCCAGCAGTAACTGTAAGAAGTTCACCCTTCCTTAAACCATGAGTAAGAATATTTATAGATTTAAATGGATAAGATATAGAATCAACTTTTTTCTTATTACAAACATCATCTAATAAATCATATGCATCTACAATTCCATCAGGCCTATATATTTTTGAATCCCATAAACAATCTAATAATTCTTTAGTCTTACCAGCGGCCAACATTTCATTAGCATCTTTCATTGGTAGCCTTGCAATCATAGCTTTACCAGGTTCAAACAATTCTGCAACTGCTCTTGCTGCTTTTTGTCCTGGCTCATCTTGATCGAAACAAATTACAACTTCTTCAAATCCTGAGAGAAATTCTAATGATTTAGATACATCTCTAACTGCTGCTTGTGCGCCATTTTTTAAACTTACTACCGCCCATTTGTTTCCATACACTTGTGATATAGATAAACAATCTATTTCACCTTCAGTAATAGTTATTCGTTTACCTTTACTTCTGAATAAATGTTCTCCATATAATCCAACTGATTTAGAATCACCAATCCAGGAAAATCTTTTATCTTTAAATCTTAATTTACAGATACCTTTATCATAAGTAGCTACATGTACTAACTCACCTTTAAATGTACCAATTTTATAACTATATTTTTTACATGTTTCTAATGTAATTAATCTAGATTTTATTGGTACGTATTCTAAATCATCTATCTGTTCGTTTGATTGATACACTTTGTTATCAACATTTTTCACTTCACCTTCTCCATTTTCTCTGTATTGACATCCAAAACAATAAGCATGTCCATCTGAATACCTGGCCAGGTTATCTTTAGATCCGCAGCTCGGACACGATTCATGGCCAACAAATGTACTCTCTTCTTCATTCATTTTTTTCATGAGATGTTAAGTCACATACTTTTGCATTTTTATATTTTTCTTTTAATTCTTTTAGTAATTTTTTTAACCCATCTTCTTGGTGTTTTGTAAAATTATTTCTACCTATTAATAAAATTGTCATAGCATTATTCTCAACATCAAAACCTAAAGATTCACAATCTCTCCCCTTATGTACTTTTCCATCTAATGTAATAATGTAATGATCTTTATATCCTAAAATTCCATCTTGGCTATTTTGTGTATATATTTGTTTAGGTGAAACATCTAAATGATCCGGTGTGTCTGAATCTATTACATAAATAATTTCAGTCTTAGATCTTTTTTTCAGTCCGGCCTTTTTCTTTAAGCCATGTCGTTGGTATTGTTTGTTTTGCATAATCAAATCCATTAGTGTTACACCACCTTGCATATGTGGTTTTGCTTGTCTTACTGATTTTCTGATTAGGATTTGAAAATACAAATCTTATATCTAAATCAGGATGTTGTTTCTTAACTAATAAATGTTTCTGTCTATCTTTAGTTAGAAACCTTCCTTTTGTTTCTATAATAATTCCATTTGGTAAAATAAAATCCGGTGTATAGCGGTGCATTTTTTCAGGCCTAGTAAATTTAATTACTAATGTTTCGTATTCAAATGCAACACCTAGCTGATCTAGTTGATCAGCTACATGTTCTTCTAGTCCGGATCTAAATGAAATCTGAATTACTGATTTCTTCTTTTTTCGCACTAGCAGTATCTCCATCTGAAAAAGTTAAATCTTCTTGACTGTGGGTATATCCCTTCTCTTCTTTAAAACCTAATTTACTAATATCAGGTTCAGATGAATCTTGAAGTTCAATAACTTGTACTGCAACTAACTTTAATGCGACACCTATATTATTACCTACACTGTAAGTAAACAGATCAAATGCTACTTTGACTTTAGATCCGCCAAATACTGCTATAATATCTCCATTATTATCAAGCATTGGTTTACCTACCGCATCTACTACAACAGGCCTGAAAGGTTTACCACCAATCATTCCATATTGTTTAATATTAAATTTGACTGATCCTTTTGGAATATTATTTTTAGCATCCCTTGTCTGATCGCCATGATGTATATATGGAACATCATTTAATGAGAATTTTTTGTTTTCAGTTTTCTCCATCATTAATTGATACTCACTTATAGTTTCATCTATCATTTTAATAAGTGGTTTAGCAGCAGTTGAATCTACAAAAACATCACATTTGTAGAATCCACCTTTATCAGCACCAAATTTTACATCAGGTTTTTGTAGCCATGGGTAAAATGCAATACCTTCAGGTGTAGTTGCTCTTTTATATTTTGCCATTGTTATCTCCTATATATATATATATATATTTATATATCATGTGTGGATATATCCATAAGTGTACTCATTTAACAAAAAAAATACTTAGAGTTCTTTATTTCGTTAATATCAAGTTCACCTCTACTGGGTAAATCCGGTATTTTCTTGTGTTCTGATTCAGGTAACAGTTCTACCAACTGATCTCTTAACATGGTTATTGGATCATGATCACCATATAACTCATAGAAGGCTGCTCTCGTTGCATCCCCTAACTTATCTACATCACATGCATGAGTTCCATAACTATCATGCACCATTGCAAAGTTATCAATACCCATTGATCTAGCAATATCTATTGTTAGGTACATAGCAGTAGCATCTAACCCATGTATAAAATTAGGGCTAATACCATTGCTTTGTTTTCTTTTATTAATCTTATCAGTAGTCGATCTTACTCTTATCCTTCCCATCATTTTAGTTCTTACAACTAAATCTTTTGTATCGTAATAGGCCTGTCTAATTGGAAATCCTAATGGTGTTTCCCATACAACAGGTGCATTTAATTTAGTTACTAATCTAGATACAGATTGTAACCAGTCCATAGCCTCTTTAGCTTTACTTACTGTATTACCCATACTATCCCATACAATATTTGCTAAAAATAAACATGCTTTAGTTTTATCAGTAAATGGTGGTACTTCGCCTTTTTCAATTCTATCTTCATAATATTCATCAATAAATTTGACACATGAAAATTTTTTACCACCATATGGTAATACCATTACAGTTCGTTTAGTGGCCTTCCTATCAATACCGAAATCTAACCATTGTTTAGCTAAAGGATCGTTACTACTTTGTAGTTTCTCTATAACTTTATCAGCTACTATTTGATATATATCTTGTGGTTTATCAGTATTAGTTAAGTTTGTAGCAACTCCCCCTTGTTTATCTCTAAACATAGCACTGAAATGTTGTAATCCATTATTGGTTCCATCAATGTGTATGGGTAAATTGGATTCATATCCTAATCCATGTTGCTCTACTTTACTAAATTCCATACATGCAGCTAAGAATTGAAATGGTTTATCTGCATGAATCCATGATCTATCTTCATGAGGGGCCTCACTACAATTTAGTATCATTTCTTTATTATTTAAGGCCCAATTTTCCCTATCATCTAATGAACATTTATCTTCACCATAAGTGTTAGCTAAATGAATACATAGCCACCTGTAACCATCAGCACCTATTGGTTTCTTTTCTTTAAACTTTAATAAACCTTTAGCAAGATCATTTCCCTGGGGATTAAGAAACCCTGGAACATAATAAAGCCTTGATCTAAAATCTAAATTACAAGGAAACCCAAGTGTATTATTGTGATCATCATAATATTTTCTAGCTATACTTAATATCTTTGCTGACTGTAATCGTTTTGATTTTAATTTTTGATTCAAAGTATAAATGATCGTAGCATCTGCTTTCCACTTAGATAAACTTTTTTTATTAGTTGCAATATCATGTGGTTTATTTGGTAACTGTAGTTCTGTTTTAGTTACTATTGGTGATCCTTTGTTAAATTCTTCAAACTCATAAATAGTTTCTGCAACCTGTAATACACCTAAATTTATTTCATACATTGTACTTTGTACTGCATTTAAACCATCTATAACACACTCCATCTCAGCAGATTTTAGATCATTTAAAAAGTTTCTATGAGTTGTAATATTGTGGCCTGTGACCAGCATAATTTTGTTTTTTAAATTTTGATGTAAATATCCACCACCCTCTGACATACCATGTTCCCACTTTCTAGGTATAATTACAGTAGGTAAATATTCCGGAAATAATAATTCATTGAAATCATCACATTTTCTCAGCCAGTCCAACACTTTATTGGTGGGTACAATAATTTTATAGTTATGAAATCTTTTACCTATAGTGTTATTAACTAAATGAATCTCACAAAAGTTAGTAGATCTAATAAATAATTCTATTAAAAAAGTACCAATATGAGCTTTATCATTTGTAGTCCATGAGTTCCATTCAAAACCTGATCTCTTAGATTGTGTTAATTGTTTTTGTCTTCTATATCCATAATGACTTGATCTTTTATTTAAATCTTGATCCACACTTTTAAATAGTGCTTTATTATATTTTTCGTATTCTCTAAAATATAATTCATCTTCAATTACACCAGCTAATGATATAGCAAATGCAGTTAGTTTCTTTTTATGTGATATACCATCAATAATTTTCTTAGCAACAATGACTGCTAATGTTTTAGTATCTATATCTTTGAGAATGGTATGAGCAATTAATTTAGGCCCTGTTCTTTTATTACTAAACTCATGATCTATAAGTTTTTGAAATTCTGCATAAGATCTTTTGAGCAATGCTTTACCATATACTGTAAGACTTTCGTTGTGAGATTCTTTGTTTACCCTTTGTTTTTTGTGATATCTAGACTTACCAGTGTCGGCCATAGCCTCTTCTATCGCTATCTGTTCATCAAAAAGATCCTTAATGTCACCTTTTTTTGTCACCATAATTACTCGCTACTGGAATAGTCATTACCAGTGTATAGTTAGTTATTATAGTAAGGTTATGATATACAACTTATATACTTCCACTCATGTATTAGTCTATATCTGTGATTTTAAGTCTATAGTCCATATCACAACCTACTATTTCCAACATCTCCAAAGTAGCATATCACATACTTAATACATTATTGTCACTGTTATTGTCACAACTAATGTTTTCAAGTACATCTCTGCCTCTAACAAGATTCTTATTATTTAAGTGCGCATATCTTAAAGTCATTTTAATAGTTTTATGGCCTAGCCATTCCTGTACTACTTGTATGCTCATGTTACCTTGTACTAATCGACTTGCGCATGTATGTCTAGTGCAATGAAAAGTAAACTGCTTGTCATTTTCAAGTCCAAGTTTAACCCTTCCATAATCCCAGGCATCTCTTTTATATTCATCTGTTATATTTGCAAAAGGAAAGTTTCCCCTTCTTTTCAATATAACTATAGTTCTTTTTGTTAATGGTATAGTTCTTATAGTGTCATTTTTTGTAGCAACACATGTTAAAGAATCACCATGTAAATCTCTATTTAGATTTATTCTTTTTAACTCTGAATATCTAAAACCAGTATCACATGCAACATTGATTAGATCTTCCATATCAGTATGACCAGCACCTTTTAATATATTACACATGGCCATCTGTTCATGTTCTTGCATGTATCTATAATTACCTGATCCTTCTTTTTTCCATGTGATCTCAGGCCTATTTTTTATATATCCTTTTTTATAAGCATAAGAACACATTTTAGATATGACTGCTTGTTTTCTATTTATAGTTGCATTGGTATTACCATTGGTTCGCCATTGGTCTATACATTTTTCTATATAATCTTCATTTAAATCACTTACTTTTAAATCAGGGCCAAGATCATTCACGACTGACTGGGCCTTTTTAACTGCATTGATACTATTATAAGTAGTCTTTATTTTATTAAAGATTGCACCAACAGTATAATTTTTATTATTAAGATCAATTAACTGCATAACTTGATCCCATGATTTACCAAGTTTAAGTTCTTTTTTAATTTGTTGCTCTAAGACATTAGCATCTAACTTATCACCATGAATACTAAGTCTATATCTTTTGTGGTTATGACTGATATCTATTTGATATCCTTTATTTCTCTCTCGTATTGACATAATATAGTTACTCCAAATGCCTGGGTGGTGGAATTGGTATACACACAAGACTTAAAATCTTGCGATCTTACGATCATGCGGGTTCAAATCCCGCCCTAGGCACCAATTCCTAATCCAATTATTTAATTATATCCTCTAGTTCATGAAAAAACTTCAACCCTGGGTTTGTTACATGAACCAATTTTCTCCTTCTTTCCTGTGGATCTTCCCTTGTACTTAATAAACCTGTACCCCTTTTTCTATGTCTGTTTATTTTATTAAAAAAAGAAATGTTCCTACTAACACTAGCCTGACTTAGGCCCAATGCTTTTCCCATATCTTGCATAGGTATTTCTCTTTGTGTAGACATTGCGACAAATAAAAATGTCTGCATAGTTTGAGCTTGGATCTCATTATTTAAAGATCTAAACTTATCAACAAACTGGTACATCTTGTTTCCAGTTTCTGTAATTGTTTTATTAACTAAACACATTTCGTTACTCCATTATCGTTAGTTGTGTATATATTACACACCTAACATATTATTACTACATAAATGTTTTATCATGGTTCAGTCCTTTGTTATTATAATCTTTCGGTTATGGATCATGCCATTCATATGATCCACAACCTTACACACAAGATTACACAATATAATATTTACATTGTTTATGCAGTCACTATAAGATCTAAAAGATCTCAGCCTACTTCTCTCTCTCTGCAACAATGATTAATCAAAATTGCATCACCAGTCTGACTGCTAGGCATACTGGTAATCTGTTTTAATTCTTTTACTATCATTAACTTTTTTATTCAAATAACTTAATATCAAAGTGTCTCTTCTATAATCTTTATAATCATATGATGTGTTATCAACTTCATATGTATCAATCTTTTCCTGTAATGCATCTCTTAATTCAAGTAAATGCAGTACATCTTTTAAATGATCAATTATACTAACTAGGTTAGTACGAACATTCGATTTATAATTATTTGTTTGCACTAATTGTTCCATAATTACTCCTAATGTATTAATTACACTATCAGCTAGTGTTTGAGTTGTAAACCCTTTAAATTGAAAAAACTTATAGGCACCAGGGCTAGGTACCTATAAGCCTATAACATGAGGATGCTATATAAATTCACATGGACACGATATCCTCTAGTGTTTTCTTGGTATCTACTATAATTGGTGTGGTTTCACCTACATATGTAGATGTGATGTTATAACCTATGTGATCTAGCGCATCTTCTGTAGACATGCCTTCTTCATTAAGTATTTCTACCATCTTCCATAAGTCATAAACTATTTTAGGTTGTATGTTTTCTTGGACACCTATAATGGCATCATCAAAACCATCCATTTTTAATATATCAACCACTGATTAATTTACTAGACTGTTCTTTTTGGTATAAAACTTTATAAATTAATATTAACCACAATGATGATTCTAGTTTGAGTATCTTATGATCTATTAATTTCTCATAATGTTCTTTCATCACGATAAGTTCAGCTTTGCTGCATGAATTTGTTAGAAATTCAATCATATTAGTTCTATCTAATTCTAAATCATTAACACTATTACAATCTATTCTATCTTGTCGTTCTTTCATTGAACCACCTTGTATTCTATTGCACTAAAACATTTTAACATTGACATTAAATGAATCATGTAAGGGCTAGACTTTTCTTTTGTATTATCATCTAGTGATTCCCAGTCACCTATCAAATCACCTACTGTTATTTTAGCATTAGCTATCGCCTCATCAGGATCAGTACCTGATATCTGAAATAACTCTTGGTCATTTGGTTTAAATATAACTGAACATAAACTGTTTAGTCTTAATTCTAGTTGTTCAGGTTTAGCAATGCTATCAACACGATCACCATACCTATCAATCTTCGATACATTATTATCTGAATAGCTATCATCAACTATCCATTGCTCATAATACTTATCTGTTTTACTCATAAATGTTTACTCCATATTTAGATTTGTGTATCTAAAGGTGTACTTCTGTTTTTTAAAGGTACCCATGCTGCTATGAACACGATAATTCCGGCCCTGAACACGATATATGGCCCTAAAAAATCATCAAAAAATCAAAAAAAATCCTGATGTTCGTATAATGTTTTTGGATTTTGGAAAAATCAGGGCCTAAAAATAAATTAAAAATAATTTTAGATTGGGCGCTAATCTTGGCCCTTGGTTCCGGCTGATTTCTATGGGTTTAAAATAGGTGTTATTGATACATAAAAAATATATGTTTTAAATGGCGCTAAAATGCCTGTTATGGGTGTATTAAATTCATAGATGTATGATGTATCATGAGGCATAAAAAAAGGCCCTAAAAAATGAATTCTAGGGCCTTCTATAAGGTTGGGCTATTTATAAGTTATAAAACATATACACAACATGCATTAAAACTAATACAACAATGAAATCAGCAATCATTCATCACCCCCCACCAATTTAGCGTCTTGAAGTTTTACATCTTTTAAATTAAATAATATAAATTCAGCATCTTCATAATCATAATCAGTATGAACATCATTGAATATTTGTTCTGATGTAGAATCTTCATGACCATCAGTGATACACTTCTCAGCCATTCCAAGAAAATCATATTTCCACTCATCATCAAATTCATGGTGACAAACTGTAGGCGCTATCATTAATTGCTGTTTATCACTTAATGAATCCCATTCATAAGCGGTTACACATCCGGCATCTTCACAACAATCATTATGTTCATTAAATGTATCAGCATCTCCATAATAAAAACTGATTGAGTTACTAAATTTAACTTCATTTTTCTCTGCTTTACATCTCCAGTCTAACCAGTCTTCTGTTATGTCTTGGACTGTTATTGATTTCATGTAATTTAATAATGTTATGTATTCATCAATAGCATTAGATTTTTCTATTTTGATTAGATAGCCTTCACTATCTGAATACCCTTCACCATTCCAAATATCAACAATGTAATAATATTTGTACTGGTGTTCTAATTGTTTTTGTGTGTTCATTTTTGTTACTCCATTTTTTATTTTGTGTTTTTTGTGTGAACCGCTACAGGCTAATATTTTCAGTATCTGTAGCGGTTTCTTTTAGATCATTTTATTGTTCAATATTTGTACTATTTGAAATCGTAAATATTAACTTCTTTTTCCTCTTCTTTTTGCTTTTTATTCTTGAAATATTCAAGTACCGGAATTAATGCCATAGCAATCAGACAACCAAGGCCAACTATTACACCAGCTAAAAATTCAGCCTGTAATAGAAACCCAAGCGCATCGGATATGCTATTTGAAATCCCAGCACTATATACACCAATTAAAAAAGCACTTACTTTAATATTTAGTTTTCTTTCAATAAGAATTTCTAAATTTAAGTAAGTGAAATAGAAGGCCAGTATAAGTACACCATTGTCAATTAATCCAAATATTAAAAGTGTTGTTAATGTCATTACTTGGCCCCCTCATCTTCTGTTGTTTCTTCCCATGTTGCTTGTTCTCTTGCATCATCTAAGTCCAGCGTCAATGTAAAAGTCTTACCGGTTGATTTATGTTTGTAATACTCTTCACATTTTCCATCACCATCAAACTCAGATGAATCAATATATTCACATTCCCAATATTTAATGTTTTCCATTTTAGTTACTCCAGTTGTTGTTAATTGCTGCATGGCCTATTTTGTTTCCATTTATATCTCTTAATAATATTTCTTCATATTTTTCAGAATCATAGTTAATCTGATTATTAACTAAGTTTTTTAATATCCTTTGTGTTTCTGAAGAATCTTCAAATGCGCTATTTTCTGTGTTTATTTGAATTTCAATAATCATATCAATCCAAATCCTTCAGGATATAAGCGCCTGATTTGATTTTCTTTTCTGTTTCTCTTTTGGTTTCGCCTAGGAATATATTTCTATATTTGCCGGTAGTTCTTGAGTAATCCCAGGCGTTTACATTTAGATATGTGTTGTACCAATGTTTAATCCCATCAGCATCAGCCCATTCAGGTATTGAAACCCTCAAGACTATTAGTCTGTTATATGAGTAAAAAGCCTCATCACCATTTGCATAAGTAATGACAACCTGGTTGTTTTGTAGTTGTTTAAACTTAATCTGTTTAAGTTCATCTAGGTTTAAGTTTGACATATTTCAGTTACTCCATAATGTCGTTATTAAGTGCATCAATTACACTTATGAATACATTTATACCATCAATGAATTATGTATGTCTAGAAAAAAACAGAAACACCCACGATAAGACAAGCGCAGAAATATATTAAAAGCGCTGGAACCCGCATAAACACTCACTATGGATATGAAATCCCTTGGAATCTGGCGGAATCATTGACCTGTAGCCATTTTATGTACCTTGGCCAGTGACAAAAAATATACCCTACACACCCTGAAAATCGAAGAGGGGGAGATTTGACTGGCACATGTCGATAACCCTTTCAAATTATTTTATGAAATATTTGGTTGTTGTTTTAACCACTTAGATAATTCAGATCTGTATAGTAGTTCTGCTACTCCATTAGCTAAAGTATTAACTAAGATCTCTTCTGTAGTCTTTTCATCACATTCAGATATAGAATATAAATGGTGTAGTATTTCATGTATAACTACATTAGCTGCATCTACTCCACCACCATTAATAATATCCTTATCAAGATATATTCTGTATGGTACTGAACCAATATAACAACCCTGTTGTTCACCTATCTCTTTGGCTACTATTGGATCCATTAGAACCAACTGTATCTTGGTGTAACCAATAGTCACATACTCAGGGAACATAACTTTAACCATGATATAAAGATGCTAATAGATAACCTATGATCACTAGAATAATAAACTCAAACAAACTAATCTCAGGTCTAAGATAAGTAGTTCTTATCTTGTGCAGTAGTCCTGGATAGTAATGTGTAGCTAGTATAATAGTACATATCAGTATAAGTAATGCTGTGGTCATCAATAGTCCTATAGTTATATAGGTGTACCCTAGATACTCAGAGAGTGACTAGGTGGTGGTAAGATATCTAAGATACACCCATGGTTTCTATTAGTTACTTACAGTTACCTATAGTTTACTAATAGTTATGACCTAATATCTCACCCACCCTTGATTACCTAAACAGGTACCTATTAGATTTAGTAGGTTTCAAGTGTCTACTTTTTGATATCAGGAATCAGTTAATCCAACTGTTTCTAGTCTTACGACCAATCGTATGATCTAAGAATTGATCCAGTTCTTCTTTGAGCCTCTCTTCTTTAGCGCTACCTAGCGCCTCATCCACATCTCGGCCTATAGCCTCATTCCATACTTGTACCGCCATAGCTAATACATCTATTAAATCATCATGTCTAAGACATCCTTTAATCCTAGTTAGCCTGGACATCTGATAGAATAACTGGTGATCTCTCTCCAGTTCAAAATCTTGTCTAATTAATTCTTGATTAACTACCAATCTGTGTTGGTTCATTACAGGCTCTAGAGTGTCTATAATCCTCTTTTCTTTTTGGACTGATGATCTTACCTCATTTAAAGTACATGGGTATAATTTGCTTAATATAGGCTCTAATAGCCTATTAAACATTCCATCACCAAAGTTACTCTCTACGACTATTTCATTAACATCTTGGGCCTTTGCAGCCAGTGCTAAATCAGCTAGTGTTTTTTCATCATAACCGCCATCAAAAGATCCAATATCTGTTAGATATAAGATACCATTTAGCATCTTTACGATTGCATAAGCAGTTCTATCTTTACCTCTACCAGCCGGATCTATAGCCATTACAGATCCCTCGAATGGATAGTATTCACTACTGAAATGCATTGGTGCTACATAGTAGTCACCTTTAAGGCCTACATTAGGTAGTTCAGGATCTAATGCTTTGACTTGATCAATACCACTAGCCCATTGTACTTTACCTGGTGCCTCATCCCATGAATCAATCCCTGACATAACCATAAGATCATTTAGTTTCAATGGGTACATATTTACATCAGATAATGATGTGTCTAACATAAACTGTAGTGCAAAACCTGATCGGCCATAAGAGGCCTCTCGTTCCATAAGATCATCATTATCAAATCTTTTAGGATCTACAGGATCACCAGCTTTTAAATTGCTAGTATTTTCTATAAGTGATGATGCTAGTTTATGGCCATATTGTACTAATCCTTTTTCATCAGGATATCTTGCTGACCATATTTGAGTTTTAAATCCTCTCTCTTCTAATTCATTATATAAAGACATTTCAGTTTGTGGTGTTCCTAAGAATACAACTCTACCTACTTCAGGTTTTATAATTGAATCAAACTCTTTTACAGTTTCACCTAATCTATCTCTCATTAATTGTGTTTGTGAGTTGTTAGCTGATTCAACATCATCAGCAATAATTAAATCTGCTCTTGATCCTGTTAGCTGACCAGTGATACCCATGGACTTACAACTAGGCGCATGTGATGCTCTAGCTGGGCCGACATCAAATGAAACTTTAGATTGTCTTTGATTGTCTTTAGGTTGCAAATGTTCACAGATCGGTAGTTCTTGAATCAGTCTTTGTGTAAATGTACTGAAATCATCTGCTCTAGTTTTACTAGCAGATACAACTAATATGTTTCTTTGTGGATCTATTATCCAATTCCAAACTGTAAAGGCTGAAGTGATCCAAGATTTACCGGCACCACGAAATGCTTGTATGCAAATTCTCTTTGGGCCATATTGTAAATAATCAGCCATATCATATTGCATTGGAGTTGGATCAGGTAATTGAAGATGTTTCCATGCAATATATAGAAAATTCTTAAAAACCTGTAGTTGTTTAGGTGTTTTCTGATTTTTAGTCATCAATATACCCCTAAAATCGTTTTTAAATTACTTAGGTCATACCAAAGTAACTCAGAATATTTAAGTGCCATCATGCTCAAATGGTAGGTCTTTTAAGAGATCCAAATTAGGATCGGCCATAATACCGGATGAATAAGTCTTACAGATATCTAAACACACTTTCATCTCACTAGCTGATAATGGTTCAGTAGATTTTAATCTTTCATGTGCCTGTTTGATCAGCATATCAACAATCTGATCTGCACGATCTTTAGTTGTAAGTTCTTGTTGGTGCTGGGATTCTTTGTTCGTTGTTTCCATAGACTTCTATCTCTCCGATTGTTACTGAGTGTCTTGTACATGAAGTTAAAAATATTAAACCTAGTATTAATATTAATCTCATAATTATAATCCTGTTTGTTTTTTATGACTTTCACCCATAAACTTTTTACCAGCCCAATCTGAGCTAACATGAGTTGGTGGTTCACCATTTAACCAATGTTGTATTGATAAAAAAGATCCACCATTTTTAGATGATAAGGCACCATGAGGATCATTAGGTTTTACTCTGATTGTTGTGTATGCATATCTTGGCATACCATCAATTTCTTCTAATGATTGTTCATGATCTATTGCATGTTTACCATTGTGTGTAAATTCCATCCCACATAAAAATAATTCAAAACTATCTACATTAGGATGAGTATGAACAGGTATATCTACATTAGGTTCACAGATAAATAATTCTACCTGGAAGTTATCTCTTCTGTATAAGACAACACCACTAACACCATCTATAAATAATAATGGATCATTATGTGGTGCATAAATTCTTTTTATATCACCTGAGTTAAGATACCAATCTGCAAACTGTGATAAGGAATCTTCTTTGGGATCAATCATTTTTTCTTTTTAGGAAATCCAGCTTTCATCCTCGCATATGCTTTAGGTGTAATTGTAGATTTCTTTTTAGATCTTGAAGTTCCAGCTTTTTTTCTTTTATTTATATTTGCATAAAGTCCAGGTTTACTTGGCATATTTTATCTCCCTAGTGGGTTACTGTTTTCTAACTCTAATTGTCTAACTTGTGTTTGTAATACTTTGATCTCAGCATTATTAATTTGGATCTGAGTTTCTAATGGTTTGATATCTATTGTTTTCTTTGATTCAATAGAATCTAATCTTGAGGACATTGAACCGAATTTAGAAAAACCACCGCCTATAGCTATGGTTATGGAAAGTAATACTCCCCATGTTTTTATATCTTTAAAATCCATATTAATAACCTCGTATATTTCTTAAATGTTCTTTTGCTCTGATTAGATCCGCATTGGCCTGGTTTACTTCTTCTTGGTATTTATAAAATACCGGTGATGCTATTACACGATTATCTTTTGCAAGATCTTGTGTATATTCATTTGTTAATGACATCTGCGGCATCTCTAATTGATTCTCAAAAATCTCAGTACCAAACTGTGAGTAACTTGTTATAGCATTATTATTTTTACCCATCATAATTTTAGCCACAATGATCTGAGTAACTTGTAATCTTTTATCTACATCCTGGATCTTAGATGCAACTTTATCTGCAATATCATCTATAGTTACTGTAACTTCAGCACTCCCACTATCGTTTTCTGTTCCGGTTGGCTCTTCGACAATTTCTTCATTAGTTGATAATGTTTCTTGTATAGTTTCACTTGTTTCTGTTTCTGAGATAACCTCTTCTGTTTCAGATGTGGTTTCAGGCTCAATAGTTTCTGCATAAATTTCCTCTTCAATAGATTCTATTTCTTCTACTTCAGTTGATAATTCTTCTACGATCTCAGGCTCGATTATTTCTATAATCTCAGGTTCCGGTTCCATCACTGCTAAGATCATTTCTTCTTCTATAGCAATGGCCTCTTCTATATTTATTTCTGCAAAGTTTTCCTCTATGATTTCAACTGCTAATTGCTCAAACTCTTGTATGTATATTTCTTCAGTAATAATCTGTTCAGGAATAACTTCTTCAAATAATTCTATAATCTCATTTAATTCTTCTACACTTTCAGTGATCGCTGCGGCCTGGAGTTCAGTTACATATTTACTGTTATAATTTAAAGTAACTGATACATCATCAAAATTAACACCACCATATCCATTCTCTTGTGCAGCATCATAACCACTAAGTTGTATGTTACCGATACTAGATCCAGTACCACTGTAAATTAATTGATCTGTATATGTGATCCCCTGGATATCGGTTATATCTAATCTTGTATTACTTGTAGTGGCCAGGACATTATTATCACTATCTCTAAATTGTAATCTAATAGTGAATGAATCAACTCCACCTCTTCCTGATCCAGCCCAGCATCCTGGTTCTGAACATTCTCCATTTTGTGCTAAGACACTGGAGTTAAGTTGAACAGGATTACCATCCAACATTGGTTGGGTAATTACATCATTAATGAGAAAAAATGATTGTTCGATAGATCCTTGTTTACCTATCTCCAGGTCATATTGCGAATTGTTTAAACTACAACAATCATTAAATACTGCTACATCTCCATCAGTAGTCCAGCCATTAGTATCGCCTGTTTCAAAATTTCCATTTGTGATCAGATTGTCTGTAGTTAAACTCTCAGCATGTGAAAATAAAGGAGTGCAAAAAACACATACCAATAAAAATCTTTTAATCATTTTTTAAACTTTCTTTATATACTCTGTATTGATCTACTTGATCTGTTACATCAGCATTTAATTTATCCCATTCTGTTTTAGCATCTTTACCAATTTTTCCATTTATAGGACAGTAAGATGCTGCATCATATAATGCTCTACGAACATTAGGATCCTGGCATAACAGACTTAATGCGCCGATCTTTAAACCAAATTTATTTAAAGTTTGTGCAAGTAATCTTCTTTCACAATATTTATCATGATAATAACTAGATCCAGCTAGGCCAAAAGTTACAGTTGAAATAGCTCCGCTATATGCAATCGTACAACTTTGAGATGAATAGATCTGAGTTGATGGTGCATTGGCCGGTGCAGCCGGTGTTTGATTATTATTGTTAGTTGTACTTTGAGTAGTAGATGTACTATTGGTTACAGGATTTGAACCGGAATTATAATTGGTGGTTTGTTGCTGCTCGTAACCTACGATACTTGTATTATTACCACTGGTACTTGTATTGCTTGATGTGTTATTTGATGAAGTGACATCAGCTAATATTGATTGCTCTATACCTAGCAATATAATAATTAATAATAGTACTACACCAGCTTTTATAAATTTCATCTTGCTTTACTTATGCTGGAACCCAAGTACATAGAAACAATACTTATCATAATATGTTTATGCCATTCTAAAATTGGAATACCATTTACTTCTTGCCATATATAAGTTGTATTTCTAGTATCGAATAATAACCAATCGCTACCGCTTTGTACTTCTACTTGAACATAAATAGGTACATCAAATATTATTGGAGCTAATGAAGGTACTAATATTATAGAAAACATAGCTGCTAAAACTACAATTCGCCTGGTCATTTGGAAAAATGAATTGGTATTGTTTCTTACTTTATCTCTACTTACTTCTTCTAACTTATGATTAGCAGTTAGTTGTTTCATCATATCAGCTTGTGCTGCTGATTTAGCACCCATAATTTGCATTACAGATCCAAAGACTGAGCTTAAAAGTAAGTTAGCAACTTCACCGGTTAAAAATCCCATTAACTACCTACCAGTAAATATCTAATAGTCATAACTAGTTGAGTAACTAAGATCAAGACAATGCTCCACAACATTTTTTTAGTTGATTGTACCTGTCCATTTAGTTCTCTAACATCTTGCTCGATATGATATAGATGGTTATTTTTAATTACTTCAATATCTTTTTTCACTAATTCTATATTGGATTTTATTCTTTCCACTTCAAGATTTAGTTCATTAGCATCTTTCATTTTTTCTTTTTCTTTTTCATTGGCATTGGTTTTTTACTTGATTTTTTCATTGGCGGTCTACCTAATTTAGAACCATATGTACCCTTTCCCATTGGCATGGTATATTCTCCTTTGTGTTTGTTAATGATTTATAAACTTGATAATCTTTTAAAAATTAAAGATTTTTTAGATTTGTGAGTTAGTTACTGTTCTCATTTAGGATACTTATCCTTTACTGCTTTAATTGTTGTTTTCCAACCATCAACACCATTATGATAGATGTCATCTAGTTGTGCTTGAATACTTGGATATTCTGCTGCTCTTTTATGTTGGTATTCTTTTGCTTCATACTGAGTTGTTAGTTCAGCTAATTTAGTATTTACTTCGCTTTCACTCGGTGCTGAATTTTCTGAATCATTCCAAATCAATGTAGAATATTTATCATCTGCTAAACTAAAAGCTGAGTTTGGTCTCAATGATTTTATAGCATCTGTTATTTCAGGTTTTCTTGTAAAGTCCATAATGTCTCCTATGTGGTAATTGTTACCTTACTTCCATCTAATTCAAAAGCATGAAGATATGAAGAAGTTACAGCATGAGACACATCATCACTATTACTTAAATTAAAACTTCTGTTGATTGCAAAAGTGCCATCTGCATCAGCTTCAACTTGTAATTTATATGTTAGCTCACTTGTTGAGTTAGGTGATAATATACAAGAGCCAACAAAATTTTGTGATGCATTTAAATCTGATAACTTAGTTTTAAAAGATACTCTTTGTCTTGATGAACTTGGGTCTCCAATACCAACTGCTGAGCCATTTTCAGTAAATCTAAATCCTGCTGTTGTATTTAATCCTACTGACCCTGTTGCAACTAATAAAATTTTATTAGCTGTTGATGCAGGAGTTATAGCAACACTCATCCCTGCTATATCTTGAAATGTGCCTGACCCTGTGACAATAGCAGTTAATTCTGCATGAGAACTTTTTACAATAGTTCCACCACCTAATTGAGATGTAAGTGCTACTGTGCCTGACAATGCAGGAATCGTTAGGGTATTTGTTCCTGCTGCTGCAGGTACATCTACTGTTACTTGTCCTGAACTACTTCCTTTAATTACTAATGCCATTAGTCTGCTTCCTCTATTGTGTTACCTGCTGATACCCATTCTTGTATAGCTTGGTAGTCTATGTTTTCTGTTGAATTTATACCAACAGATTTTGTTACGCCATTATCTACAAATATAATTGATACATTTGTGTTTGTACTTTTGTCTTTGTAATATTTTGCTGATTCTATTGCCATCATATCTCCGATTCAAATCTTAAAA